TGTCCGGGGTTCGAATCCCCGATGTCTCATTAAGATCAATATAGCGGAAAGCCAGTAAAATCAAGGCTTTCCACTATTTTTTTGTGATTTTTAAAGTAGTAAAAAGTAATCAAAAGTTGATGGTTTTTAATGTCCGCATTGCGTCCGCAAGGTGTTTTTTGACCCTAATGTCCGCATTGTGTCCGCAAATCAGATTGCCAAAACATCATTTACAACGGCTGCGGCATCTTCTTTTTCTTCCATGATGTGATTATATACATCCAGTACCATTTTCTCTGTATCTCCCATTAGCTGAGCAATTTTCTTTATACTGATCGCCGGTACCTGGTAACACAGGTTCGTGCAGTAATTGTGTCGGAAGATGTGTGCAGTTAGACCGGACACAACCGGAAAAGTATCAGTACCGCCTGCAGCATAATTTATTTTCTTTACGATGGACGCCCACATTTTTACATAAGCGGAATGCGTCATGTTTGATCCGTCGCGACAGGTAAATAGATATGTACCGGGAAGAGTAGAGATGTACTCTTTTAAGAAGGCTGCGGTAGTATCCGGGATTGGAACAGACCGAAATCCGTGATCGCTTTTTGGCATCTGCTTGATCTCCGACGTGTTTTTCGGGAAAATAAGCGTTTTTGTGATCGAGACGGAGTATTTGCCACCCTCTGATTTAAAATCAAATTTTGACAGTGCCAGAGCTTCCCCACGACGTAATCCGCAGGAATATATGATATAGATAAATGCTTTCTCCCTGTTTGTGAAATCCGCCTTTGAAATAGCTTCTTTTTCCTCAGACGTGAGAGGGCGTTTTTCTTTTTTTATATGTTTTGGCAGATTGATGTCTGCGCAGATCTTGTCGTACATTCCGATGCCGATATAATTATCAGCTACAGCCATTTTCATGATCTGTTTAAAAGTAACTTCTATTTGTTCACAAGTCCGCGGCTTATCCAGTGCATTGTTGATAGCTAACTGGAAGTGGCTGTTCCGGATATCACACAAACGGACATCCTCTAAAAAAGAAAGATGCGTTTCTATAATATTTTCATACATTTTCCGAGTATTCATTTCACGGGCAGCCTTTTTTGTGAGGAGCCAACTTCGGGCATATTCTAAAAAAGTAATATCTGTACTTTGAACATACTGACCGTTTTCCACTTCACTTTTTAACTGATTAACCTGTCGTTCCAGATCGGCACTGGATTTTTTTGAGACGAGACGTTTACGATGCTTACTGCCATCTGCATTGTAAGTACCATCCCAGATCTTGGTTTCATACTCGCCACGGGAGTTTTTAATGTATTTTGCTTTTGCCATATGTACCATCCTTTCTTCTATCCACCTCGATTTCGAGGAGTTTTTGGGTATAAAAATAACAGCCAGCAGAGAACTGGTGTTCCGCTTGCGTTTGGCTGCTCCGAAAGGTATAATATGCTTTGTCTAGGATATTGCTTTTCGGAGCAATGTTTGCCGCTCTGGTGTTGGTAGCACTGGGGCGGTTTTTATTTATCAAAATTCATATGGCACAAAATAGTTATTCAATCACGTTATAATATGAGTAGTTATTATAACGGAGGTGTGCCAATGATAAATAAACAGTATAATCCGATTAACTGGTCTGACTACGATCCACATAATGAAACATGTATGGATACAAATGATTCTTATTTTACAGCCGAATTGCCGGAGGATGAACGGCAATTATGTATTTTCTAATTACTCATAGAACAATTTACGTATAGTTTGTAACTATCTGGTATAATAGTGTTGTTGTTTACATCTTTTGGAAAGTAAAATTTTAATTCATCAGATGCGCCAATAAATTTTGTATCGGCATAATTAGCATTGTATCCAATAGGAGTATTATTTTTATAAAAAACTATTGCAACGTAAGTAAACTCTGAATGTGGATTTGATTCATTTTTTGCAGTTGTAAGTATATAAGAAGAATATTCTTTTGAAGTCGTGCTTATTGCATTTGCATTTCCAAAACGAAAAGGTTTTGAAACCTTAAAGTCAATTACATAATTTTCGGTTGGCGGTCCAGATAAAAAGAGGGCGCATTCACTGCCATTTTCAAAACGATAATTATGTGTATCCGAATCATCAGAAGAAATACCTATTAATTCGTTAGAAGAATTATAAAAGGAGCACTTGGTTTCTAAACAAATAGGACTATGATAGTTATTTTTTACAATAATAAGAACACCAGATTGGTCATGGTTATTTATGATATAACTATTATATGATAATAGTGATTCTGCGTATTCATAATCCATAAGCACGTCAACAATGCAAGTATCTGTATAATTACCACAAGTGGCAGTTATTTTAACAGTTCCTGGCTTGATTCCATGAACAAGACCAGAACTCGATACGGTTGCAATTGAGTTGTCTGAGCTTTTCCAAGAAATGGTTTTGTTAGTTGCATTTGACGGTGAAATAGTATAATCGATTGAGCTGTAGTCATTCTCTACGACGGAAAGGCAACTATCGATTTTAAATGTGGAAATTGGGACGGTTGAGGCAGAAACGATAACACTACAGGTATACTTTTTCTTATTTATCTTGGCAGTTATTATGCATTTCCCAGCTTTTTTCCCTTTGACAAGTCCTTTTGAATTGACAGTTGCGATGTTTTTATTACTACTTGACCATGTGATTTTTTGCTTAGTACCTTTAAGCTTTAATGTATATGAGCTTCCAACTTTTATTTTAATGGATTTTTTGTTGATAGTTGGTGTTTCTACTGATAGTTTGCATTTTAATGTATTTTTACCCACTTTGGCAGTAATATTACAAACACCTTTTGATTTAGCAACGATTTTACCTTTTGAATTGACATTTGCTACTTTTTTGTTGGAACTAGACCACTTTACTTTGGTTTTGGTTCCAGATACTTTTAATGTTAATGTTTGCCCTTTTATAAGTGTTGCTGTTTTCTTATTTAGTTTTGGTTTGGTTGCGGCTTCAACACTGATGATATCATCGCTAAAAGGCAAGATGCTAGGTACAGAAAATACAAGTAAGAATACAACTAATAATGAGAAACAAATTTTTTTGAAATTTTTCATCACTTAACTCCCTTTCTTATAATCGATTTATATTAATTCCATAACTCCAATATTAGGCTGGAAAAATACAACGTAATTGTCAACCTGTGTGCATACACCGTATTTATTTGTGTAGTATGTTAGGCTGTCATTTAAAAACTCTTCGGTAACTCCAAGATATTCTGCCGTTTCAAATAGGTTTTGACAGTTGTGTAAATATGCATCAATGATACCACGCAAACCGACTTGGTTGTTGTATGCCCAGATTCTACCGCGTAATTCCTGCTTGCGATTCTCAGCACTGGACTGGTCAATGATTTCACCGACAGCAGTGTAGTGATGTCCAAGCTCTTCGGCAAGGACACATGCTTTTTCGGTAGAATTTTTAAGATTTTTACTCAATGCGATCGTATTATTACAATACAGACCGCTGATCCGATCGCTTTTAAAAGAATGATTATCTATAATTTCTATACCATCCTTGCAGGCTTCGTCTTGCAATTCTTCATATGTATTCAATTAAAACACCTCCCGCTCCAGTATATTCTTATAGGTGTCCTGAAATCTGGACAACTACTTTCTTTTGGTTTTTACAAATTCAGCAAATGCTTTTATTTCGTCAAGTTCTTCCTCAGTATACTCGTCACCGTCGAAGTGGGCGGCAATGGTTAATGGTTCTTCATCTGGTTCATCCCAACCCATAAGTTCTCGGGGAGATACTTTTAATGCTTTTGCAAATTCTCGTATTTTTGACTCTGCGAGGTCGACCTCTCCTTTTTCGATTTTGGCAATGGATGATCTGTCTTTATATCCAGTTAATTCTGCCAATGTATCTTGAGACATTTTTAATTCAGTCCTTTTTGATTTTATGTTTTTATATAGCGGTAACATAAGCAGAACTCCTTTCATTAATTAATTTGTATTATCATAATACCACTTTGTGTAAAATAATTCAACAAAATTATTAAAAAGTGTTGACATAAATTCACATCAATGATATAGTGAATTTAGTTCACGGAAAGGAGGCGATAAAGAAGTGGCGAATGTAGAACTGCTCAAAGAGAAAATAAGTAATTCTGGAATGACAGTTACAGCAATAGCTGATAAATCAGGTATATTGCGTGAAACTCTCTATAACAGAATGAAAAGTGGTAATTTTTATGCATCTGAAATTACTGCATTAACAAGGGTATTGCATCTCACCCGGAAAGAACGAGATGAAATTTTTTTGCCTTAATAAGTGAATTAAATTCACAAAAAAGAAAGAAGGGCGATGGGAAGTGACGGAGATAGAAAAGTTATCACAAGTAAAATTCAATAATATGCATCGGGCATATTGCGAAGCAAAAAAGAATGATTGTCCAAATTGTCCTCTTAGAGTGTACTGCTTTATTTCACCGAGAGAACGAACAGACCAACTGATGATAGACGTTATTCAATTTATGTTGGAGGAATTAAATCCGGATGTTGATGTGAATACGTTACCAGATTTTTACACGAGTGTGAAAATGGTTTGCCCGGCAGAAATACATTTTAAAGGGGCAGTAGGATATGAGCAGATCTTTAAAAGTGGAGCAAAATCATAAACCCACCGATGGAAAGCTATTTAATAGTTACTTAAGTAAGGACATTCATCAGTATTATTTTCCATTCCGTTGCACCGGAATTTAGGCGAACTGTCCTTTAATGAACAAGTTGAGTATTTCCAAACGGGTTTTCCGCTTGATAACTCATAGTAATCAGTAATGGTTGTTAGTTGCTTTGCATAGCGGTAGCAAGAAAAAGTATGTTTTTCTGTTTTCATAATCCCCCATTCTCGGTGGGTAAAGATATTTTAACATAAAAAACATACAGATTCCAAGAATAGGAATAGTTAAAGAAGAGAGATAAGAAGAGTGAAAGAAGTAGATGAACTTATTAAAAAACTTGCAATTCATATCAGTGAAATTATTTCATCTGGTAAAGAGCGAGAGGGAGAAGTTTCAGATAAGACAAAGGCTCTCGCAGCGTTGATATCTGTAAGAGCCGAGTTTCCGGTAAACGAAGCAGAAATAAAAAACGATTTGAAGTCTACTGAGGAGTTAGCAGATATCGTCTTAGAGCATCTTCGGAATATTCCAGAATGCCAGAAGAGCATAGAGTTGTCATCGTCTGAGCTATTCCGAGATAAACAGACACCTTAATGGCATTGGTCAAAAGCAATGCTTCATCTTCGGTAATTTGACGATCTAAACCACCAGCTAGCATTTCGAGGATTGGCTGTAAATTGTTCTTGATTAAATTGTCGGAAGTTTTCATTGCGTACTGAATTATTAAGTCATCCATAGTAATAAATCTCCTTTGGGATTGATACTCGGACGCGGCAACGTCCTGTGAGGAGATTGTACCACAGATGGAGAAATAAAGAAATGTAACGAGAAAGGAGAAATATGAGCGAAGCAGAAGAGTTAGAAAAACTGTGTAAGCCGGTAGTCGACTGGTTGAAAAAGAACCATGATCCGCATACCGAGGTACATATAACCGTAGATCACATTGATCTGATGGAGAGTGTGATCGGGATTCCGGTAGAGTAGGAGGTGGTTGAATGGTTTACCCTAAACAGGTTATGAGAGCAACAGAGCTTGAAAAAATGGGATTTCCGCGTGAGTACTTGCTTTATGCATACCGTAGAAAAGGACAAAACTATGCGTGGAAAGCGACTCCGGCGAGAAACAGTCCGATTTTGTTTGACACAGAGGTCTTTGAAAAGTGGAGACTTAGAACAACAGGAGCGGGGAGGTGATAGTGTGTGAGACGTTTATCTAAAATCATCATGGCAACCGGTGGAATCATATCAATGCTTGCCATGTGCTGTCTCGACAGCGACGGCATTTACATGTACTACGCCGGAGCAGTCTGTATCCTTGGTGGATTTATCGCCGGAGCTGGATACGGGTTGAGAGTTCTGTTGGAGCGCAGAAGAGAGATGCAGATCGAGATGTTTTATTTTCATCAGGCGGACAAGCTGGATGGGGATATGGAGTTTATTGGAATTGAGGAGGTGGGAAAGTGACAGAACAGGAAAAACAGGAGATTGTTTCCGAAGTTGAAAAACAGATTTTAGAAAAGATGAAAGGAACTGTCATTCGTGAGGATACACACTCAGTTTTAAAAGAGCCGCGTTCTAAGTGGTTTACCAGTACATCCTGCAATCAAGAATCTATTATGTACAAACTCTTTGGCACATATATTTATTGGAGCGTTTGGGAAATGATTCGTAAACTTACATGTTACATATGCGGAACAAGCTATGTAAGAAATCTTTCGGGCAATGAGATGGCTAACGAAGTTGCAGAAAAATTGTGTCAACTTGTATTTGAACTAAGAACGGAGTACTTGGAACATGAAAAAGAAAAATAGCACCCTGAACTTTGGCGAGGACAGGTGCTATTTCAATCGTGGAAATACCTAGTATTTCTGCGTTTATTGTAACACTGAAATTGAGGTTGTGTCAATGTATGAGAAACAATGCAAACGCTGTGGCTGTTCCATGGATCCGGGCGAAGGTCGTAACGGAGTGTGTGATGACTGCGTAACCGGGGAGACAGAACGGCAGAAGCGCGAAAAACAGATGGAGCGGATGGTCCGGGCAACGGATTGGACGCAGATGGAAATGGAGGAATTTATAAGTGTCAAAAATTAAGTTGTGCAGTAAGGATGAGGAAAATCTTATTGAAGAGTTGCAGCATTTGAGTGAGGTTTTAGAAGAAATCGGCGTTGAGGGAGTGGCAGCGATTGTCTGTACATCCAACGGAGATATAAGAAGCAGGTTTTGTCTCAATACTGAGACAGAATTATCCATCATGATTGAGAACGATGGGGACAAAGTGACAAGAGAATACAGATATTAAAGGAGATCAAGCATGAGTAATATTACAAAAATTAAAATCAAAAATCTTTTCGGAATCAGAGAGTATGAGGCAGATGGAAGTTCTTTGGAGCTGTCCGGTAAAAATGGTACAGGCAAGAGTTCTGTGCTGGATGCAATTAAGTACGCGCTTACCAATAAGAGTGATCGCGACTATATCGTACATAAGGGAGAGAACGAGGGCGAGATTATCGTTGAAACGGATACCGGACTTTCCATTGATCGTAAGGTCAGAATAGGAAAGGCACCTTATAAGTCAGTGAAAAGAGATGGTTTAGAGGTAGGAAGTCCAGAAGCGTTTTTAAAGGAATTATTCACGCCGTTGCAGTTGAATCCTATCGAGTTTATGAACATGGATAAAAAGCAGCAGAATGCGATCATCCTTGATATGATTGAGTATCCATGGGATATGAACAAAATCAAGGAGTGGTTCGGGGAGATTCCGGCGTGGGTTTCTTACGATCAGAACATTCTTTCTGTGCTGAATGATATTCAGGCAGAGAACGGCGATTATTATCAGAACCGCCGTAATATTGACCGCGATATCAGAAATAAAAAAGCTTTTGTGGAAGAGATCGCAAATGGTATCCCAGTTGGATATGACGTTGAAAAATGGGAACAGGCAAGCGCCGGAGATATTTATCGTCAGATCGAGCGTATGCAGAAAGAAAATCAGACCATCGAGAGAGCAAAACTGTTGAGAGACAGTCGCGATAGTAAGATTAGAAAGTTTGATGCTGATCGTGAGATTGAGATCACAGCACTGGATCGTGAAATTGCTAACCGTGCAAACCAGATTGATAAATCCATTGCATCTTTAAATGAACAGATTAGAGCTTATGAGACGGAAAAAGAACAGCTTGCATCTAAGAAATCAGATAAGTTGGAAGTCATCGAACAGACTTACAAAGCGAATGTGGCACGTTTTGATGCAGAGATCGCCGAGTATGCAGAATATGCAGACAAGCAGCCACAGGATGTGACAGCATTGCAGGAGCAGGCACAGGAGATTGAAAAAATGCAGTCTCATATCAATGAATATAAAAGAATGCTCCGACTGCAGAGTGAAATCGAGGAAATGCAGGCACAGTCACAGGAGCTTACAGATAAGATTGAAAAAGCGAGAACGCTTCCGGGAGAAATCCTTACGAACTGTACGATTCCGATCGCTGGTCTGACGGTAGAAAATGGAACGCCATTGATTAACGGTCTGCCGGTATCGAACCTGTCAGAGGGAGAAAAACTGGATCTCTGCATTGATGTGGCAATTCAGAACCCGAACGGTTTAAATATCATCCTGATCGATGGAGTGGAGAAACTTGCAACAGATCTGCGTGAAAAACTGTATCAGAAATGCAAAAACAAAGGGTTGCAGTTTATTGCGACCAGAACAACAGATGATGACACAATGACGGTAGTTACATTATAGGAGGTATGGCATGGATAATATGGTATCAGTAGGGCAGCAGACGGCAGTTGCACCTAAGACATCACAGACAGAAATGATGGTAAACAGACAGACACAGGAAGTTCAGGGCGCCATCTTTATGGCTAAGAAGTTTCCCAGAGATGAATATGAAGCAATAGAAAAGATAAGAAGGAGTTGTCAGAGAGCCACGTTAGCAGAACAGGCAATTTATTCATATCCAAGAGGCGGGCAGAATGTCAGCGGACCATCGGTCCGTCTGGCGGAGTCATTAGCTCAGAACTGGGGAAACATCGACTATGGAATTATCGAGTTAGAGCAGAAAGACGGAAAATCAGAAATGATGGCATATGCGTGGGATTTAGAGACAAATACCCGTGTGACAAAGATTTTCGGTGTTGAGCATAAAAGAGATACAAGAAATGGATCGTATGCGCTTACTGACAGCAGGGATATTTATGAGGCTACCGCAAACTTCGGTGCAAGAAGAATGAGAGCCTGCATACTTGGAGTTATTCCGGGAGACGTTGTAGATATGGCTGTTAATGAATGTAAAGAAACACAGAAAAAAAGCTATGGAGAACTTCCGAGCCAGGAGAAGATCAACAAGATTGAAAAGCTGTTTAAAAAAGATTTTGGAGTTACAAAAGAACAGATCGAAAAATATGCAGGACGGAACATGGGAGATTTTGGTGCTGACGAGTGTACCGACTTATGGGGAGTATACACAGCTTTGAAAAACGGACAGGCAAAGGTAGAGGATTATTTCCCTGTTGAAAAAGAAGTGCCAGATCCATTCGCAGATTCCAGACAGGCACAAATCGCAAAAGAAGCATCGGAGGTATTTGATAATGTTATTAACGAGTGAGAATTATTACAGCCGTGAGGCAAATGAAGAGTATTTATCTGTCAGCCAGTATAAAGATTTTATGGGTACATACGGCAAGCCCGGCTGTGAAGAATATGCCCTTGCAAAGTTAAATGGTACATGGGTGGAAAATATGGAAGATTCACCTGCACTTATGATGGGGTCTTATGTAGATGCACACTTCGAAGGAACGCTTGATTTGTTCAAAGCGCAGCACTCATGCATGTTTAAAAAGGATGGAAATCTGAAAGCTGATTATATAAAAGCAAATGAGATGATTAACAGATGTGAAAGGGATGCACTGTTTATGCAGTACATGAGTGGCGAAAAACAGGTCATCATGACAGCGGATATGTTTGGTGCAAAGTGGAAAATCAAAATTGACAGTTACCATCCAGGCAAATGCATTGTGGATCTGAAAACCTGTCAGGGTATAAAAAAGATTTTCCCACATCATGATATCGGATTTCTTAACTTTCTTGGAGAATGGGGTTATTACATTCAGGGAGCAGTGTATCAGAAAGTTGTTGAGATCAATACAGGGAAGAAACTTCCATTTTTTATTGCTGCTATTTCAAAAGAGAAAGTGGCAGATATAGAACTCATTGCAGTAGAACAAAGTCTTTTAGATGAAGCACTCACGGAGGTAGAGCACAATACGCCGGCAATTCTTATGTTGAAAAATGGAGAGACAAAACCGATTCGTTGTGAAGTATGCGATTATTGTAAGGCTACAAAGGTGCTGACAAAACCTATCTGGTCAAGTGAATTGATCGGGGAGGTGTAAATGAAAGATTCTATTGTTGTTGATATGAGTTATGCCGGATATGACATGATCGACGGCACGCCGAACGTGCACAGGCATCATATCTTTGAGGGGACAGCGAACCGCCGGTTATCGGACGAAGATGGTTTGTGGGTGCCGTTATCCTATGAGCATCATGAGGGAAACATGAGCGTGCACCGCAATAAGGAAATGAGCGTGCTGATGCACATTATCGGTCAGCTTGCATGGGAAAAGCATTATATCGTAGAACATGAGGATGTGAGCGAGGATGATGCCAGGGATGCTTTCCGGAAGAGATATGGAAAAAGTTATTTGTAGGGTTGAAACACCTTAAGAAACAATTCGTGTGAAAAATAATATATCACAGTATTATTGAGAGCCGTGATCTCCGGTGCTGATAGGCGCCGGAGGGAAAGGAGAAGTTATTGAACCAGTTAGAGATTTTTAAGAATAGAGAGTTTGGAGAAATCCGGACAGTGGTCATAGATGGAGAACCGTGGTTTGTCGGGAAAGACGTTGCAGAAGCACTTGGTTATTCAAATACGAGAGATGCGCTTGCGACACATGTTATGGATGAGGATAAGAATACCGTCGTGATTTCCGACGGAAAAAGGAGAGGAAACCCAAATCAGGTCATTATAAATGAGTCTGGTTTATATGCATTGATTTTCGGCAGCAAACTTGATTCAGCAAAAAGATTTAAACATTGGGTAACATCAGAAGTGCTACCACAGATCAGAAGAACCGGCACCTATCAGAAGCCAATGACACCACAGGAGATGATGCGTGTACAGCTTGGTATGATTGATGGTCACGAAGAGAGAATCACGCATCTTGAAAATACCATGACCATTGATTATGAACAGCAGCAGGAATTAAAGAAAACTGTAAATAAAAGAGTGATTGAGGTTCTTGGTGGTAAAAAAGCACTGGCGTATAAGGAAATGAGCAAAAAGGTGTTTTCTGAGTGTAATCATGATATTCAGGATTATTTCAGAGTCAATTCCAGAAACAATATTCCAACCAAGAGATACCAGGAAGCTGTTGAATATGTCGAAGGATGGAATCCAAGTAATAATACAATCCTTGAAATAAGAAGCTGTAATGCGGGAATGGGTGGTGTCAATGGAGTATAAATTTACGATTCCCGGACGGTTGGATGGTCTGAATGATTACACAGCCGCCAACCGGACGAATCCCCGCAAGGGCGGACGGATGAAAAAGAAAAGCGAGGATTCTATCATCTGGTATATAAGGCAGCAACTTCCCGGTGTACATATTACGGATCCGGTTCTGATCTACTATCAGTTTTATGAAAAAGACCGTCGCAGGGATAATGATAACATTTTGTCCTGCGCCGCCAAGTTCGTGCAGGACAGCTTGAAAAAAGCATGGGTAATCAAAGATGATGGTCAGAAATATATACCGCATTTTTACTTTGATACGGACGTGGATAAGGACAATCCAAGAATTGAAGTGACCATTACGGAACTTACACAGGCGCAGGCAAAAATGTCACTGAGAGAGCTTCTTAAGGACTTGGAAACGGGGTGATGTCTTGACGGATGAAAAGAGCAGCTTTGTCCTGTATACGGAGTATCTGGAACATATAAAACTGCTTACGATGGAACAGCGCGGAGCACTCCTGACGGCAGTATTGTGTTACGCGTCAGGGGACGAACTGCCGGAAATGGACGGCATGACCAATATGGCATTCAGCTTTATTAAATCAAGGATAGATCGTGACACTGCCGCATATTTAGAGAAGATTGAGAAACGTCGGGAAGCCGGAAAACTTGGCGGCAGACCAAAAACAAAAGATATTTCACAAAAACAAGAGAAAGCAAAAAAAGCAAATGGTTTTTCTGAAAAGCAAAATAACCCTGTTACTGATAATGTTAATGTTACTGTAAATGTTAATGATAATAATAAAAATACTTTGGCGGATGCCAAAGCGTTGTTCGAACGTCTGTGGAAAGCATATCCGAACAAAAAAGGCAAAGGACAGGTATCGGATACCCAAAAGAAACGGCTACTTGCAATCGGGGAAGATATTGACCGCTACAGTCTTGAATTGCAGAAGGACGCCGACTGGAGGAAAGCACAGTACGGGAGCACATTTTTTAACAGTGGCTATGTAGATTATCTGGATGAGAACTATGTGCCTGGCAAAGTGACAGAGCATAAGGGCAAAAGCAATGCTTTTAGTAATATCAATCATCGTCAGTATGACTATGATGAATTAGAAAAACAGGTGCTAAATTCACAACCGGGAGGTGGTTGAAGTGAATATGACGGAGGGAGAAATTTGCAGGCAGTACCGCAGCGCAAAGGACAGAGCAAGCCAGTTGCAGATTTTAGCAGATTTAAATTGTGTGCCGCGATTGGAGATCATTAAGATCCTGATGCATAACGGTGAACAGGTGCGGTTGCCACTTGCGGCAAAAGGTAAGAAAAGAACAACGGAGCTGACGGACGAAGAGTACACGGCGGCACTGTTTAGACGGTTGGATGTACTTAATCGGGAAATCTCTAAAAGAGAAAGAGAGTACCGGGAGATTGTGGCTGGGGGGGGAGGAGGGCGGAGTAATGCATAGAGACATCAAAGAACGTAATAGAGCCATTAAATCGCTGACGGACAAGCAAACGAGAATACCGAAGCATCCAAACCCGGATGCATTGAGAGATTTTAAGGAAGTACCGTATCAGTTGCGGTACGGGAAGGAGAAGAAGGATGCTGAATAGAGAAAAATATGCGGAAGAGATTTTAAATATTGCATGTGATGGAGGCAATATTGCGTTAATTAATGGAAAACTGGAAAAATGCATGGGAGTCTGCGATAAATGCGATTTTTGCGTTAATGACATTAGAAATGCTGGTCGTTGCAGAGAAAAAGCAAAAGAATGGGCGAACAGCCAGTATGTTGATTGGAGCGAAGTTCCAGTCGATACACCGATTTTGGTCAGAGATTCTGAACTTTTTGCGTGGAGCAAAGAACATTTTGCAAAATATGAAGATGAAACGGTTTATACATGGGATTACGGAAAAACGTCATGGAGCACATACGACGGTAAAATGAGTAGCTATAAATATGCTATGTTGCCGGAAAGTGAGGATCAGAATGAAAATAAGCAGGATTAAAAACAGGATATCTGAGGCAGCAACAGAAGCCTGCGGGTATTCTCCACTAACAAAAGTGGTTTCGGAGGAAGAAATCAACAGGATTTTGGAGCAGGAAAGCGGATGGATTCCAGTAGATGAGCAGATTCCTAATACTGATAAATATATCCTGGTATCGTTTGAAAACTTTACTATTCCAGATATCGGAAGATATGAAACTGATGAAGATGGTAACGGTGCGTTTTATCCGGGGGATGATGACAAAAGCTATGCAAAATATGGATTATTTGTAAATGCTTGGATGCCACTGCCGGAGTCGTACAGCACAGATGCAGAAAAGCCACATATTGAAAAGCCACAGACCAATGCAGACCGGATCAGGAGCATGACGGATGATGAACTTTTAGATTTCCTTTGCTCAATCGAAACATATGAGCAGGGTAGTGTAAAGACCATTGAGGGCGGTGTAGCAATGTGTTCTGTTACAGAGGTGGAACAATGGCTTAAGGCAGAAAGTGAGGGATAGCATGGAGAGATTAACATATGTGGCAGAGAATGGAGAAGTTTTATTTCATCCAGCAGATTTACCGGATGATGAGGGAATTACCATTACCCAGCTTGCGAAAGATGGAAGATACAAAGCCCTGGAAGAGATTGCGGAAAGACTTGCAAATAGAGAGCAAGCCGAAGAGCAGGGATTACTTCTGCGGTTGCCGTGCAAGGTTGGAGATACTTTGTATAGGGTAAATAAAGGAGCGAAAGAGCCAGTTATTATGATGCGCGTTATCCAGTTATATATCAAGCAGATTCATAAAGACAGAACTGTTATGAGAATTGATGCTATAAATGACACTGATATGGGTGAGAGTTGCTATTTACCGTGCGACATTGGCGAAAGGATATTCCTTACCAGAGAGGAAGCCGAAGCCAAGCTGAAAGAAATGGAGGGGGAAAGTGATGTACTGTGATGGAAGATGTCAGTATTTAAACGAACGTAAACATAAATGTGAGTTGACCGGAGAAAAATTGACTTACATGAAGCAGACCGGAAGTATTTCATTTTCCGTGCATGAACATAGAGGATTTTGCAAAGGAAAAAAGGTGGAACGTGATGGGAGACGTAGTTAAACATATACCGAAAGATGATCTGTGCCCGTTCTGTAAAAAAAAGGAATCAACTTTGCTGTGCGACATGCCTGTAAATACAGTTATTACACATGCACGGGGAAGCGGATTTAAAAGTTATACCATGACCTGTGATAAGAAAATCTGCACGGAATGCACCACAAGAGTGAACGGGTTTGATTTCTGCCCGGATTGTGTGAAGAGGATCAAGATAACACCGAAGGGAGTGAAAGAGTGATGGAGAATAGATTTTTATCCCGTGGAAAGCGGATTGATAATGGCGAATGGATACAAGGATATTTATATGGTATCTGGGAGAGAAGATATATCCTATGGGGAATGATCAATGATATCCCGAACATGGCCGAAGTAGACCCAGAAACCGTCTGCCAGTGCACCGCAATGCCTGATAAGAACGGTAAGCTGATTTTTGAGAATGATATTCTTTCAGGGCATATCGACGTTGAGTTTCCAGAAGATGAGACGAGAAAGCGTGTCGTGTGGCATGAAAACGGATGGTGTACGAATGAGCCGGGCTGTGATGACTACGAGGAACTGGATGATTTTGATTCAGAGAATTTTGAAGTGATCGGCAACATGATTGATAACCAGGAACTGTTGGAGGTGTAGTTATGACGGAGAATGAAGCAATTGAAGAATTAAAATATGATTGTAACGAACTTGGAAAAGCGATTCCGTGTGATACATCATGGGGAAAATCATTTGAAAATGCTTATGCAATGGCAATCAATGCACTTGAAGAAATTGAACAGTACCGCACGATCGGAACAGTGGAAGAATGCCAGAAAGCGATGACTGTAAGAAGAGCGGTACAGGAGATCGTTGATCAACAGCTTATTGCTGGGGAAAACAGTTACGAAGAGATATATGCTTGCTTTTGGGAAATAGTAAAAGTAGTTCAGGCGAATTATTAGACAGGAGGGCAAACGATGAGACTGATTGATGCGGACGAATTGTATGAGGATTTAGCAAATAATTTAAGTTCCATCATGTGGGATGGATCAGACGGAGAAGCAATAGATACATACGTTACCATAGGTGATATCATACATGATACTTTTAATGCACAGCCGACCGCCTACGACCCGGACAAGGTTGTGGAGCAGTTAAACGACAAGTTCAGAGTCGTGCGAACTGATGAAGATTTGGAATGGAACAGAGCAATGGACGAAGCAATTACAATCGTGAAAGGCGGTGGAGTAGATGGCTAAGTGGAATGCGGGCGTAAGTTTACAATTAACGATTGACTATGATGACATTGAAGCTGATACAAAAGCGGAAGCCATTCAGATTGCAAAAGAGAGGGCATTAGAAGATATCGAATGGAATAACTGCGACTGTGATGCGAGCAATCCGATTGTGTATTACTGCCAGGAGGAAGAAACGGAGGAAGCGGAGGATGAGTAGGGTATTGCCGATTTTATTCAATACAGAAATGGTTCGGGCAATTCTGGACGGACGGAAGACCTGCACAAGGCGAATTTGTAAAGATGCCAATGAGTGTACTGTGCCGGATATGGAATTTTACAATGCTGACAGGCGGACTTATGCAGTACATAACTTTGCTGATAAGGAGCATACGGAGCAGTTAAGCATAGCAGAAAGAACTTGTCCTATTTGTCCGGGCGATATCCTGTATGTCCGAGAAACGTGGAAAAAGGCGCCGAACGGATACTATTACTACGAAGATTGGCAAAGAAATGACATTGCCGATGTTACAAAGTGGAAACCATCCATCCACATGCCGAAAGAAGCCGCACGTATCTGGCTTAAGGTTACGGATGTGAGAGTGGAGCGGTTGCAAGAGATCACGGAAGTGCAAGCACAGGCTGAAGGATGCAATAGCGGATTGCTTACCGGGGCGTGTACCGCAAGAGGACAATTTGAAGACTTGTGGAACTCCACCGTCAAGAAATCCGACATTGACCGCTACGGCTGGGATGCTAATTCTTATGTATGGGTTATCGAATTTGAACGATGCGAAAAACCGGAAATTGAAAGTTAATCACATGACAGAAAGGAAAATAATTATGGAAGAATTAGCAAAAGTAATAAGCAAATTTGAAAGCATTGAGTTGTTAGTTGCAGAAATTCGTGCAGGAGAAAACGTTGAAACGGTGGAGGAACTGACAGAATATTTGGAATCCGAATTGAGCTACGCTGCTGAATAGCAAAATAAGGGGGAATGAAGATGTCTAAAGCAGTATTGGTTATGGATATGCCGGAACAGGTGTGCCAGAAATGCACATTGTGCTATGAGACAGAGAATGATGACGAATATCTGTGCTGTGCGACAGGAAAACTTGTGCCAGACGGAAAAAAGCCGGATTGGTGTCCCCTCCGGGAGTTGCCAGAGAAGATACCAGAGTTGAAATCTGGTTATGAAGATCTCAGCACATCAATACGTCGGGTAGGTTGGAATGCCTGCTTAGATGAGATTTTAAACTAAATCGAAAGGAGTGAGAGGTTTGCTGGCCAGCGTGAAAGAGCTCTTTACTCCGAGAAAAAATGAAAGAAGAATTTAGAAGCCGGGTGTATACAGATAGACCGGATTATGCAGACTTTGATGCACCAGCAAAATTTACTGCGATACAGAGCATTATTGCAAAAAGATTGAGAGAACATCCGAATGCCATAGGTTCATATTCGGGCGGATCAGACAGTGATATTATGATCGATCTTATTGAGCGGACACGAAAACTTTTTAACCTGCCGCCGGTCAAGTATGCATTTTTCAATACTGGACTTGAAATGCAGGCCACAAAGAATCATGTCATGGAAGTGGCGGAAAAGTATGGTGTAGAAATTGAGGAATTTCGACCAAAGACAAACATCGTTCAGGCTACAAGAAAATATGGGGTGCCGTTTGTATCAAAAATTATGTCCGCCGGCTTGTCTGGATGGCAAAAAAAGAACGTACCATTATCAATCGCGCAGGAATATGATCAGGCGGAGGACAAGCAGGCGAAGCGGGCGGAACTGAAAGAAAGATACCCAAATTGCGAGGGGACGATCAACTTTCTTTGTTGCTGCAACTCCGCCGGGGAACCAAGACCAAATATCCAGTTGGTCATCAATTCGTCAAAATATATGCGTGACTTTATAGAGGAGTATCCGCCGGACTTCCAAATAAGCGCCGATTGTTGCGTACATTGCAAGAAAAATGTCGCACATAAGATACAAAAGGACTATGAGATGGTTATTACCGGTGAGCGTAGGGACGAGGGTGGAATGAGATCGGTTCCGAGGAAAGATAACACCGCGTTATGTTTTGCGGAAACTTCAAGCGGGCAGTATCGATTAAGACCACTTTATTATGTGAGCGACAAGGATAAAGAGTGGTACAAAAACTATTATGGTATACGATATTCAGATGCGTATGAAGTATATGGATTGACTAGAACTGGTTGTTGTGGATGCCCGATATCTTATAAGGCTGTTGACGATCTGGAACTGATACGTCCATATGAACCGAACGTAGTAAAGGCTGCGTGGAATATTTTCGGGAAAAGCTACGAATATAGAAAGAAATACAACGAGTATAAGCAAGAGCGGATGGCGCAAGAGAAAGAGACTGCCGCTAATGTAGAAGGACAAATGAGGTTAGAAGATTTTATGTAGAAAGGAGCCGAACCTCCGGCCGGGGCAACGATATATCGGGTTCCTTTTGAAGAAAATGAGAACAGTATTGAAATATCCGGGAAGTAAATGGAACATTGCTCCCCGATTGGTGGAACTGATACCGGAACATCACAGCTATGTAGAGCCGTTCTTCGGCAGCGGGGCCGTGTTATTTAATAAGCCGGTATCTGATATCGAAACGATTAATGATCTGGATCATGACGTTGTGAATATCTTCCGGTGTATACAGGAGGATGCGGATCGTCTGGCCAGAATGGTAATGACTACACCGTTCAGTCGTGAAAAATATGAGGATACATATAAGCTGGATGCATGGGAGTTGATGATGCCGGATGAACCGTATCATAAAGCATTACGATTTTTAATCCAGTGTTGGCAGGGGCACGGGTTCCGTACCAATGGCAGCAAGGTAGGATGGAAAAATGATGTACAGGGCAGAGAAAGAGCTTATGCATTATGGAACTGGTACCGTCTGCCGGAATGGATCATTGACATAGCGGAACGGTTGCGCATGGTACAGATCGAGAACCGCCCGGCGGTGGAAGTGATTGAGAGATTTAATTACAGCAATGTTTTTATGTACATTGATCCTCCGTATGTTTTGGGTACCAGAACCGGGAAACAGTATAAACATGAGATGTCAGATTCTGACCACGAAGAACTGTTAAAACTTTTGTTGCAAAGTAAAGCCAAGATTATGCTGTCTGGCTATGAATCAGAAATGTATAACGACTATCTGAACGGATGGGAGAAAAAACAGTTTTCAAGCTGTGCGGAGCACGGAAAGCCGCGGATGGAAACGGTGTGGATGAACTATGAGCCGGATCCGCAGATGAAACTTAATTTTTCGGAGGTGCTGTCATGATACAGACAGCAGAAGATAAAGTGAAAGAGTACCGCCAGTGCATCCGCAGAGAAATAGAACACTGGAAAGTTATCAATCAGAACGGGTGTAATGATCCGTTCTGGTCCGATGGATGCAACATGAATCTGACACGGAATCATATCATTTATTATCAGTCAAAGATCCACGAGATCTGCACAGAAAATCAGTTGCCATTACCGGAGGAATGTTATTTTTCCATACCGCCGGAAGTGGATAATAATTATATGGCAAATCTTAAGCAGAAACCACGGGTTGAGAGATTGCGTCAGTTAGGGAGGATCATGACTGGACGCATTTATCAGTACGACGAGAACCAGATGAGTTTATTTTAGAACCAGATAACAAAACCAAGCAATCATCATACCACATTCCGCAGTAGTATATGCGGTGGGTGGGAGATGATACGGAAAGAGAGGATCACAGATGGATTGGAATTATGACATGGACAGTTGCCCATTAGATACAAAGGTTTTCTTATTGTCAGCAAGCGACAACTTGCTCTTGCCGCAGCGTGAATTTGTCGGCACTCTTACATGCAAGGGACATTCTGTTAGAAGAGGTAAGTGTTTTAGTGGATGTCCAGAGTATTTTTACAGAAGTAAAATTGTTGCGTGGAAGAAATATAATGTAGAAAGAGAGGAATGATTGCATGAAGTATACGGTAGAACTGACGGAAAACGGTATTACTGAAACATTGGAATTGAATGGAATAATTTACAAAAAAGAATGGACAAGGTTGGAAAACGGTTTACTTCAGTGTTCACAGAAAGATTTCTCGGAGCAGATGAGAGTGAATGGACATGATGGAGACCTTATAGAGAGAGTAGCAGAAGTATTTGACAGCTTTTTGGCAGGAGACGTAGATGATATCAGGGATTGTTATGATTAAGGAGAACGTGTAATTATGCTCAATAGCAAGGTATATACAAAAAAGTGTGTGATCTGCGGAAAAGAATATAAATCAATATCAGTCAGAGCACTTACCTGTGGAAAGGATTGCAGAAATGAATACCGCAGAAGAAAAGATAGGGAAAAAAGAAGCGTAAAAACATGTAGAAACAGTACATTAGATGATGTTTTAGGAAAAGCAAGAGAAGCCGGCATGAGTTACGGAAAATATGTGGCAATGATGGACGGTACACCGAAGATCTGGCAGGGAGAAGAATAGGAAAAGAAAGTTTTAGGGGGGGAATGTGCGTGGATGAAAAAGAAATATACGAGATCTGCATGAACGTGGACAGCATCATAGCTGATAAACTGACAGAATCAATCATTATTGGGACCAGTTACGACATGCTTGAAGCACACTACGGCATTCTCCCAATCAGCAGGAGGAGTTTTTACAGGAGAAAAGGCACAGCGCAGAGACTTATGCGGCAGAGGATGGCGCATCTGGTGGAAGAAAAGAACGGGCAGTATATGATCGTATGGGGAAGAGAGGAATAACAGCCTCTCTTTTATTATGCCCTAAAGTTGGCACAAATCCATGCTTGACCTGTCCTATAATTATGATATGAGGAAAGGACTATGCCATGTATAAAACACAGAGAAATTACGAAAATGCACAGAGGATATTATTTGACGGAGTCGGGCAGTATGACATACCGGAGTTAGAGCCTGTACAATTTGATAATGCAGAATTTATCGGATTCAATTATGCGAGGAACGCAAAAGAACCGGAGAATAAGGCAGTACATTTCTTCCTGGATGATTACCAGTTTACCAGAGTATGGACAGACCCGGATAAGTACACGGCAATGTTGCAACGGTTTAAGTATGTGCTGACACCGGATTTCAGTCTGTATACGGATTTTCCAAAGTCGTTACAGATCTATAACCATTACCGTAAGCACTGGCTCGGCGCGTACTGGCAGATGCATGGAATCAATGTTATTCCTACGATTTGCTGGAGCGATCGGAAGTCGTTTGAATGGTGCTTTGATGGAGAACCTACACATGGTGTTGTTGCAGTTTCTTCTGTAGGAACACAGAACAGTGAGGAAGGGAAACAGCGGTTTTTAGATGGTTATTTTGATATGGTGGAGAGATTGCAGCCGGCACAGATTATTTTTTGTGGCAAAGTCCCGGATGAGTGTAAGGGAAATATTGTACATATCAAGCAGTTTAGTGAGAAGTGGCATGAGGCGGAGGTGGCGCAGTGGTAGAGAATTTGCAGTTCTTTGGTGGCAGAGGAGCCAGTAGTGGATTAAGCGATAAAGGTAAGAAGTATGGCAGTGAATATAAAACACTATATCAGACTGGAAATATAAAATTTGTTAGTTATAATAATGGATCAGCTACAGCACCAATGGAAACCATGACAGATGGGCGAGTGTATGCAGTTGTAAATACCAAGAATGAAATAAAAAGTATCTCATATTACGATAAAAACAAGAAGCGGTATAAGCAAATTGATACAGGGCATTTACACAATGTGAACGGAAAAAAGATTGATCTGCATACACATAAGGGATATATACATGACGAAAAGGGAACGTATGAGGTAAGTCCAAAAGAAAGAAAAATGATTGAAAGAGTGCAGAGGGCATGGTATTATCATATTAACAGGTAGTAGTTTAGGAAGGAGAACACACAGCAATGTGAGGCTCCGGTGGTCAATCCGGGCACCTGTAAAAAGATACCATGTCCTTGATGGATGCGGTATCTTTTTTATTGCCATGAAAGGAGATGATCGGTTGGCAGCAAAGAAAAATCCATTAGCTGATAAAGCATATGAACTGTATAAGGACGGCATGAAGCTGGTGGACATTGCTGACCAGCTTGGGAAACCGGAAGGAACAATCCGCAGATGGAAAAATACATATGACTGGGATAACGAACGTTCGGATTGCAAAGCGAACGAAAGCGAACGTCCAAAACGAACGAAAGATAAGAAAAACGGGAAGAAGCTGACACCAAAGCAGGAAGCATTTGCTGCTGAATATATTAAGAACGGCGGAAATGCTACACAAGCAGCAAAGGATGCAGGATATGCAGAAGCACGAGCAGCTATCACAGGATGCGAGAATGTAAGGAAAAGTAATATTTCGGAAAGTATCGCCGAGCAGATGGAGCGTATCGAGAAAGAACAGCACCGTGACATTATGAGTCTTGCAGAAATACAGGAACGCAGAAGCATGATAGCAAAAGGTATGTTGAGGGATGGAGAGGGATATACACCGGAGTTCAAGGATCAACTTAAGGCAATGGATGGACTGGAAAAAGCACTGACAATAGCAGAAAAGCAGAGAATTGAACGGGAGGAGAAAGAAAAGCGGGAGAAAGCACCTCTGTGGACGATACCAATCACAGACATTACTTCCGATTTTGTGGAAATCTACCGAACAGTGCATGAAGCATTTGCCGGGGAGATAGATGTGCATGAGATTGTATCTAAGGGCGGTCGTGGTTCTATCAAGTCCAACTTCTGGGGAGACCTGGCATACGAGACCATCCGGCAAGATCCACAGGCACATATTGTATATACCAGACGATACAAGGTTGACTTGCGTGGATCTGTTTATAACCAGTTCATGAAGACTGTGATCCGGTACAATGATCTGGATAACTGGGATTTCAAACAGTCTCCTATGTGCGCGGTGTATAAGCCGACCGGACAGACGGTTATGTTCGTGGGAGCGGATAAGCCTATCAGTTTAAAATCGTTTAATGTTCCATTTGGATATGTAAAAATGCTGATCCATGAAGAATGTGACGAAATGGCAGGCGTGGAGCAGATGGATAATATCGAAGATACATTTCTCAGATCTGATACGCCAGCGTTGGATATCAAGATATTCAACCCACCGAAGAGTAAGAACAACTTCATGAACCAGTACGTGGAAGAGTGCCGGAATAAACCGCAGACCAGGATTTGCCACAGCTATTATTACAATGTGCCGGTGAAGTGGCTTGGTAAACGATTCTTTGAGCGTGCGGAGTGGTTCAAGGTACATAAGCCACTATATTACCGCAATAACTATATGGGCGAAGTAACCGGTACTGGTGGTGGCATCTTCGACAATGTAGAAGAGCGGACCATCACGGACGCAGAGATAGAGAATCTGCCATTTCTCTATTATGGCCTGGACTTTGGTTTTGAGCACCCGCAAACATTCGAGGTTGCCTACTATGACGAGGACACAGATACATTGTATTGCGTGTCGGAGGTATTTGCCAAGCGGTGCAAGAACAGCGCATTTGCCCGAAAGATTAAGGAATACATTACAGAAGAGATCATATGTGACTCGGCGCGCCCGGATGCCATTGCAGAGCTGCAGGATTGGGGATTTAATGCGATCGGTGCCAAAAAGCGTTGGGGTTCCGGCAAGGGAAGGGATTATTGCTGGGAATGGCTGCAGCAGACCACAAAGATTGTGGTTGATCCGGAACGATGTCCGCACCTTGCGCATGAGCTTACAACCTTGGAGCATGAGCAGTTGGCAGACGGTAGCTTTTCGGATGCTTATCCAAAACTGGACGAGGACTGCGTAATGGCTTTGATATATGGTCTGAACCGTGTGATTATGGAAAGCAGACGCAATAATGGACTGTATGATGACGAGATAGACGAAGATGAGGAGGAAGAGGACGATGGAGAATATGAAGATTAATGTTCTCGGAACAGAATACAAAATTGAGACACACAAAGTATCAGAGGATAAGTATCTGGAAGAAAATAGCTTAGCCGGTTATTGTGGCGAAGAGAGCAAATTGATTGTTGTTGCGGATATGTCAGAAGAAAAATACTTTGACCTGAGTGAAGAAGAACAGAAGTCATACAGGAAAAAGACGTTGCGCCATGAAATTGTGCATGCATTTTTGAACGAGAGTGGATTATCAGATTCTTCAAACCAGTATAATGGCGGTTGGGCAAAAAATGAGGAAATGGTTGATTGGCTTGCTATTCAGTGGCACAAGATAGATGAAGTATATAAACAGCTTGGCATTTAAGGCGGTGACATATGAACATATTCACACGAGTAAAGGAGTTTATCATGAATTTATTCAAAATAAGTGCAGAGAAAGAATTTAATGTTGATATTATTTCTTCTGATCTGATGGAGATGGCACAGATCGAGTGGCAGAACATCATTAAGGGCAGACCGTACTGGATGAGCAAGAACGTGCGCACAATCAATTTTGCAAAGTTCCTCTGCTATTACACCAGCAAAAAGACCTGTCTGGATCTCAATGTGACAATCAGCGGTAGTGACAGGGCAAATTATATCAATCAGTGCATTGGTGCAATGATCCAGAAGTCCATCCGGGATAAGGTAGAGGATGCCTGTGGCGCGGGCGGCATTATTTTTAAGCCGAGCGGTACATATAATCCGGCGGGAGCAATCGACTATGTAATGCCAGGCAGCTTTGCAGTGACAGAGAAGAACAGCAACGGGGATATCCTTGGGGTTATATTTATTGACCGGCAGATTAAGGGAGATGATTACTATACTAGATTGGAGTATCAGCACTTTACATCTTCGATCTCTGACGATGGAGAAGGAGTTGGAAGAACATACACCATTGAGAATAAGGCTTTCAGATCAAAGGGCAGCGACAGTCTGGGGCGCAGCATTGCACTGGCAGATGTACCGGAGTGGAAGAATATTCCGGAATCAGTCACAATCTCCAATGTGGAAAAGCCATTGTTTGGGTATTTCAAGATGCCGTATAACAACACCATTGACTATACATCACCGGAGGGTGTGGCAGTATTTGCGAATTGTATCGAGGAACTGCGCAATCTGGATGTAGCTTGGAGTAGAAAAGATGATGAAGTCGATGATTCGCAGCATATTACATTTATTGATGAAAGTGCATTGATGAAACGTGATAAGAATACTGGCGATAAAGAAAGACTTGAACTTCCAAGATTTGTAAAGGGATTGAGGATGGGGGTTGAAGCTTCTAATACGGTTAATGAACATGTACCAACACTGTTGACAGAACAGAGAGTTGCAGATATTAATTCCATTTTATCTATGATATCAACCAAGGCAGGATTCTCACAGGGGCAGTTTGTTCTTGATCGCAAGACAGGGATCACCACAGCAACGGAGATTGAAAGTGACGACAGCGAGACCGTGGAGACCATCACAGATATGAGGAATGCACTGAAATCTGCGATCAAGGATCTGGTATATGCACTGGACAAATACTGCGATGTATTTTTTAATATGCCGAGCGGGTACATCAACGCACTGGATGAAAGCGTAGCGGATGAAGATGTATTTTATTTTAAGGATCTGCTGGCATCGTTTGAACAGGATCGAACCAGAGCATATCAGCTTATGATGAACGGTGTATACAGTAAACGAAAATACCTCAAAGAGTATGAGGGATTTAATGATAAAGAGATTGATGAGATGTTTGCGGAGTGTGACGAAGAAAATGCAGGGGAGGACAAAGGCGGACTGTACGGGGAGGAATAAAGATGGTACTAAAAATAATCATGCTCTTATTTTGTGTTTCATTTATAGAAGAAATGGATAAGGCAAGGAAAAAGAAAAAAATATGTGACACAATTTACTGGGGATTTTTAATGGTAAGTGCGGCGATTGCAGTATGGGGGATGTAAATGAGGTACGACAGGACCGTTGGAAACGTAAATATAAGGCTTGATACAAGCAGAATTGACGGAAATCTTAGACGCGCACAGGATAAACTGGACATGCAGGTCTTGAATGACATGATTCCATATATGCCGTTTCAACAGGGATCTATGGTAGGAGCGACGAATATTGTTGAACCCGGATTGATTGAGACGAATGTGCCATATGCGCATTATCAGTATATGGGAGAATTGTATCTGACAGAGGATGGAAGATCATGGGCGCACAGCGGAGAAAAGAAATATCCAACTGGCAGGCCATTGCACTACGATGCGAACGGGCATCCGGAAGCTATGGCTCATTGGTTTGAGAGAGCGAAGGAAACGCATGGTCAGGAATGGGTCGATTTGGTTAAAAGAGAGGTAGGAAGAGGATAATGTTAACGCCGGATTATTTTTACGGAAAATCAGATAAACTGATAGAAATGTATCAGGAACTGGAAGATTGGATTATCAGTGATATAGCAATGCGTTTGATAAAATCCGGGGAAATGTCTGGCACTACTGATCGGGAACTTTGGAAACTCCAGCAGATGGGATTGCATCATACTGAAATTGTAAAAAGAATTTCAAAAATGACAGGAAAGAGCAGGGACGAAGTGCGGCGTTTATTGCGTGATAGTGTTATGACATCATTCTCTGATGATGCAGAGGTTTTAAAACGGCTTGGAGATGTTCAAACACCTTTGCAAAATAATGCAGCCATCATGGCAATGAATGCCGAAATGATGAAAACATTCGGAGAATTGAATAACCTTACGCGGACAACTATGTTGCAGACGCAGAGAGATTTACTCAATATGCTGAATGAGGTAGATTATCGTGTGGCATCTGGTATGCAGTCGTATAGCAGTGCAATATGTGAAGTGCTTGACAGATATGCACAGAGCGGCGTTGTGATTGATTATCCAACGGGTGCCAGGCGTTCTTTAGAAGCGGCAGTGCGTTGCTGTGTTGTTACTTCTATGAATCAGACGGCTGCTCAGGTAACTAATCAATACATAGCGCAAAAAGGAATAGAGTATGTTCTTGTATCGGCACATATGGGAGCACGGCATAGCAAAAAGTTCCCGGATGGAATACCATCACACGATCATTGGCAGGGAAAAGTATATAAAATCGTCGGGAGTGATAAAGACACACCAAATCTGTTAGATGCAACCGGATACACCGTAGATCCAAAGACAGGACAGGGAAGAGTTGTAGATCCTCTTGGACTGCATGGATATAATTGCAGGCATTCCCATAAGCCGTGGGATAAGTCTCTGCGAAATCCTTATGTTGATGCAGATGGAAATCCTAAAATTAATGTGCACGAGAGCCAGGAATTGTATGAGAAACAACAGCAGCAGAGATCAATGGAGCGTGCTATTCGGCAGACCAAGCGCGAATTGCTGGCAAAACAGGCAGAGTTAAGCGGCATAGCAGAGACTGATGTAAAAGATATGTTGCAGCCACAATATGATAAACTTGCTTATAAACTGCGGATACAGAATCAACAGTATAAGCAATTCTGTGCGGATAATGGATTGCAGACACAGACTGACCGGATAAAGGTAGCAGGATTTAAGCGGGCACAGGCGGAAAAGGCCAATGGTAGGGCAACGGCGTATAGCCATTCGGTAAAAACTCCGATGGAAAAAGCGGACAGTATAGGCTATACTAAAAGAACAAAGGAAGAGTTTGAGCAGACCGCGCGGCAGATAAAGGAAGAAATAACGCAATATTCTGATAGACCGTCGAAGTGGAGTGGGAATATACGAGTTGATAATGAATTGGCAAAAGAGCGCTCTAGGGGAGCAAAAGAATGGTCATGTGATATTTCTGTTGTAGAAACCGCTGATAATGGTACGATTTGGCATGAAATGCTTCATTCATGTTCAGTAAGTTATTATAATCCAGAGATATATGGTGCAAACGAATATATCGAAGAGGCGACTGTAGAATGGTTAAAACAGCAAATATGTAAAGAGAACAATATAATAAATGCATGTGCCTATGAAGAAAAAACAGCTGTTTTACAGGTGTTGAATAATAGCTTCTCTTTTGGAACAGACCTAGAGTTTGCCAAGGAAATATTTAATGTTCCACTTCCAGAACGGTATCAATGGTTAGAAAATAGGGTGGATAAATGTCTAAGGCAAGCTGGAGTTTCGTTTAAAGATTATTATGATGTAATGGGATTTGTTAAAAATCTGAAAGGCGGTAAAAATGGCTGACATTAAAGGACTTCTAAAAGATATAGAGGAATATAATAAGAAATTTGCTATTACAGAAAATTCAAGTGAAGCAGAGAAATTACGTTATCGTCTTATGAACGGAAAAAAAAATAAGGAAGAATGGTTACAATTAAGGGAAGATGTAAGAGCGTTTTTTAAATCAG